GGTCGTTAAGACCACGTGTAATGACCTATATTACTATAGGCCCCAGGTTTGTAATAATTGAATTCAGAATCCTTTTATTGCAATCCACCCTCGATTAAGCTTGGTCCGTCGAGAGACGGATCTAGCTGGGATCGTACTGCGTCCTTGTAAATTCAAATTTACAACAGACTCGAGAACGTGATTCCAATCACAAATTGAGCGCTTTCGCTCAATAGTCTCGACACGATATACAGGTGTAGCATAATAATGCAAGTCTTTCTGCCAAAAGGCATTGGACCAAGCATTAATAGAACTACTGAATTCGCATAAACCTCCATGATTTGGGTTGTCCGTAAAGGGCAACTTAATACCATATTGGTTAACGCGTTTTCTCAAGATATCGTAAGCAGTAACAGCAGCCTCAGTATAACCGGCTACGCGTAAACGCATAGCCATGTCAGACAAAGACTGCATTCCAACTAAGTGTTCGGCATCAACTGAAGTCTTCCAACGAACCGGAGTGACATTTACGCCATTAAAAGCGTCAACGCCACACGATTCACGGAAGTTACTACGCCAAAAGGACTTAGTCCTGTTGACGACCAACCCAAATGATTCGAGGTCATTAATAACGACCTCGGCCATTTCGGCCGGAACAATGATGTCATCACCAAACACGAATACAGCACCGGGTTGATGAAACCCGTGGTACTGCAATGATGCTGAACAGATAGCCCAAAAAACCAGGCTTTCAACAGGAAACGTAGTTGCGTTCCCCATCGGAGCATAGCTATGTATGTTATCATCCACACCCTGCAAACAGGAGTGAGTGCTAACATACTTCTGGGCCCGACAGCATCCGAAATACTTATACTTCCTCCCAAAGAGGTACTGTACAAGAACGTCGGATACACGATCGCTTGCTTCCTTCATATCAATCGTAGCATAACGCTTCGATCGACTTGAAGTTAAGGCAATACGGCCGTTGATACTCTGGTCATCAAAGTTAACACGGCCTCGCGGCCATGTTCCCTTATGATAGCGAACTTGGGAGATTGCTCTCTCAAGCTGCCGTCGTACACCTTGTTGAATCCAAATGGCTTCAGCAGGGTGTACACATATTAACCTAGGCCCACGGCTGTCCTTCGGGACAGCTATAAGCTTGGAGCTGATATGTCGTCCATATGTGCATTCATCAAATTGACCCACGTGATCACTATTAAAATAGAGAGCCATGTAGTCAGAATAAGGGTACACATAATTAAGCTAATCAAATCAATACGCCCACTTCTCTTTAGGAGTAGTAGACGCTCCAGGTCCATGAGAAGGAAGAATATTCTTCTCATCGAATCGATAGAGGACAGACTGGCAGAACTTACGAGCGAGATCGAGAAGAGCTGGCGAAAATTTCGAAAAATTCTCTCCAGCAATTCGGGTCTGTTCGTTGACTTCAGCGAAAGCTTTAAAGGCTTTCTTTGAGGTTTCGTCGTCGTGTTCAACATAAGCTTTGTAGCAAAACAGAAGAAGCTGCCTAAGCAATCGCAGTTGTACAGGGTCCTTAACGGAACCTGCTGCGAGACGCCTAAGCCAATACGGGAATCTACCTAGATCGGGACTTTCATCCTTCTCTAGGCAGGCCAAT